CATGCTCGTACCTGTCTTTCCACAAATCGTACTTATTTGCCCAGAGAGAAATAGCAACTGGATAGTCTGATTCGCGCTTCTTTTTCTTTCTTTTCTTATTATGCCAGTATGGGTCACAAATGGTATCCACTAGGAATGTCCAACACAGTTGTTGCTCTATGTCATAGTGCTTGTTCATGTGCCTATCATCTATCATGAATATGATGTACTTCGGTCTTCTATTGCGCATGTCCTCTATCCACTCATACCAGTAAACAGTCTGACCGCCTAAATCAGCAGTCTTGACCGTATGCGCATCACCATCCATTTTGATGTATTTTCGGCTTGCCCTTTGCAGTCCCTCTGTCCTATGTTTGATATCAGGGACTTCACCCCTTGTTCTGAGTTGATGATGTAGAGTAGTTTTCCCTGCTCTACTAGCCCCATAGATACCAAAGGATATAGCATGAACCCTCTGATATATCTTGTTTAGTCCTTCGACAACGAGTATGGCGAATCCCGCCATCACTGACAAACAATCACCACAAGTGATTCCAGAAATCTACTAAACCATTCCATGCGATAGAGAGAGTGTTAATTCCAAGGATAGCCATAGCCTGTCCTATTACGAAACTAGAGAAACAGGCTACGCTACTCCAAAACCAGAACCTTGCTCTTAGGAACCAGATATCAGCAGAATGCGCTCGTTGTAAGTCGTATGCGAGGGTAGACTCATCCATTCCAAATAGGATTTCGCTGACCATTCATATGCCTCACTACTGCTCATTCTCCAATGTTAGGAAGGACGGGTTGACTCCTCCCTTGGTTGGATTCAATGTAGGTAGGTTGTTATCCCCATATATGTTTGAGGGAGAAGCGACTGTGGTATTCCAAGTCTGCTGGAACTGCCTGAAGGATTCTCGGACTCTCTTGCGGTTGTCCTCTTCCCTAGCCTTTCTAGCCCAGTACGCATCAATCCTTCTCTGTAGTAGGTACTCCTCAATCCAGTCATTGACGACCATATCGAACAATGCCTTCATTATCATTATTCCACCAATGGTGCTAATCCCAAAGAGCAATGAATGCTCAACCGCTCCGTAAGGGAACGTTATTCCATATTGGGAATAAAAGTAGATGTTTATTCCACTGACTGCTCCTACGAACAGTATTGTCATCACTAGTCTTGTGTCTGTATCTATACTTGGCATATTAATCACGCATATTCTATTGAGTAAGCACCAGTTCCAGTGATATCAACAAAGATACCATTTTGGCATACTACCCCATGCATGTCGTATTCCATTGAGTTTCCTCTGGTTGCACCAGTGGAGTGTATTTGCATTCGTGCTACTTCTACTTCACCTGCTGAACTTGGGTCATTATCAGCACTATCGTAAACCTTTACGGTGAATGTTGCATCTGTGACAGTAGATGCTCTAATTGAGATTAGTTTGCATCTACCTGTGGTAATGATTGCGTCAGCAGTTCTGACACCACTACTAAAGCATGTAGGGCTACTCATCTAGTTTAGCCTCCATAGCCTTCGTCTTTATTCCTTTCCTATTGTCGAGTGAACACTGACGACTACAGAACTTCTTCTGCTTCCCCGTTAGTTCCTTCTCACACTCAGCACATGTTAGTGGAGGTTTTAGTTCAGGTTTCTCTTCCTTCTTTGGTTCTGCCTTTATCTCTTCCTTCTTCGGTTCAGGAGCCTTTGCCCTACCGATTATCTTCTCTGCTCTAGTACGAGGATATAGTGAATCCATGACTCCCTTAGCATCCGGCCCACGAAGCCTAAGTTGCTTGGATAGATGCTTCACCTTCTTAGGTGAGGTTTCCATTAGTCTCTGTATGGTGGATTTGTCATCAGCAGTGAATTCTACCTTGACGTTCTTATCACCATAGAGGAGGACTGCATCTCTTGTTGAAACTTTAGTTCCATTACCATCGAACTTGTAGTTCTTCCAAGTCATCTTGCCTATCTTGCTTCTAACTACTGCCATAATCTCACCAAATAAATTGGGGGTAGTAACCCCTGTCCTGATGCTCTAGGACAGAGGCTACTACTTTATGTTTTACTCAAATCAGTCCGTAGACTCTGACGCGAACCATGCCTACATCATCATTCGCAGATGCGGCGGCATTCGTCCCATCGAAGTCCGTGGCGACTATTTGGAAGGTCGAATTGCTCGCTAGGTCACCAGACGTATCTAGTTCAACCGTTGCGAGGAATCCTGCGGCTCCAACGCCCTTCTCTTGTCCGGTAATCATTACTGCGTTAACGGAAGACAGTCCTAGTGAACTAGCACTGATTACTTCTCCGTTAGCAGTGTATGCTGTGATGTTAATCTTCGCATCAACATAATACTCATCACCAGACACATGTGGGGCGGTAAAGCCCTTATGGTCAGCAAGGATGGTAACTGCGTGTGTCACTCAATCACCCCGCCTATGCACTCGTTAGGTTCGTAATCTTTCCTTGACCCTTGAAGAAGGAGCAACCAGTCTCGCCCATTGTGCGGTACATTCCCTGATTCCCTAGAGAACCCACGCCGAATGGGTCACCATTGGTAATACCGTTCTCAAAGTATTGAGTAGGCTTCATGACTGATAGCCACAGATGGTCTGTGTCTAGTAGCATGATGTCACTCAACTTGTTAGCGGTTCCGTTACCAGTCTGTGCCATGTCCTTTGCTGGGATAATTGGGATGTCGTAGTAAGTGGCGACCCTAAAGCCAACCTCTGCACCCTTCACTCCTCTTACACCGTTGTGCGTTGGAACAATCTCCTTCCTGTCCATGAACCTCTCTTGGCTCTGTAGCAGGTCTGAGATATGCTGGATAGTATCGTATCCAGTTAGCATAACCTTGGGGTTACCTCCGTTCTGCCTGAGTCTCCTAATCATGTCGTTTAGAAGAGTCAGAGTTAGAACTCTTGCATCACCTGCGGCGTATCCTAGACCGAAATCAACCTCAGCCGAAAGGAAGTTATCCGTTCCGGTGTAGTCTCCACCGCTTCTGGTTACAGTCCTGTCCTCTCCGAAAATCCTAACCATCTGTGTTGGTAGGTCTGCGGCGGCGGCACTCTGCTCACCCATGTCTGCGTCACCCATTGCGGCTAGTTCACCAGCAGACGACACTATCTTGTATAGTGACGTATAGTTGTTGTCAATCTCATCATACTCTGCGTGGTCGTAATGCTGAAGTGGCATTAGAAGCATCTTGTTCTGAACCTCTGCGTGGTGCTTGCCCATGTCCTCTCTAACGATTGAGCGGATGTCTCCTACTCCATCGTCAATTGCGGCCATCTCCATTCCGAGTTCTGAGAACTCAAACAGATGTGCAATAGTCTTTGGACTGACGTACAGTTTGGTGTACTCTGGAGCCAATGCTCTCATTCGCGTACTGCCTAGTTCCTCGTTCTCACCAACACCACCAATCATATCTGCTGATATTCCAGATAGGTCATCAGTGTCAGCCGCCGGGTTTGTTGTCCCGATTCCGAATGAAGACCCACTACCACCAGCAGGTCGGCTCTTTAGAACCCTCCAACCACTAGCAGTGTATGGCCTCTTGGAAATCATTGAAAGTGCATTGACTTCCTGATTTAGCATCGACCAGACTTTCTGTCCGTATAGCAAATTGTAAAGGTCGCCTAGACCATTTGCGGCTGTAGCACTGTATCCATTCGCTGACGCATCGTGTGGCGTTCCGAATCCTCCGACTACTCCTGCTGACTTTAGCAGGGCGTTCCCTGTTCCTCCGACCATGCCGTAGGTTGCGGCTTCTAGGTCTGCCATTGTTCTAATATGTCCTGTTGTCATACTTAATCACCTCACTGATACCTCTCCACAATACTGTGAATATCGCTCCATGAAATCTCAGAAGCCTGAAGAGTATTGGTTGGGACTCCTTCGGGAATCTCAAATGCAACCTCTCTTGCCTTCCTTATCTCATTGCTTTCTGCCGAAAGGGACTTGCGTAGTTCAGCAAACTCTTCCTTAAGTGCCGCTACGTCTGTGCGAGCATCATACTCTGCTCTCTCAGCCGCCGACTTCTTTACGGATAGTTCGCTAGTCAAACGCTCACTGAACTCCTTGTTAAGGGAATCATATGCCATTGCCTCTAACTTCTCAGCCTTGAATGCTTCATATGCCTTCTCGACATTCTCCACACTTAGGTCGAGAGTAGAGAAATCGCCATTCTCCAATCCCTTAGAAACCTTTAGAGGTGCAGGAGTTGCGGTTGGGTTTCCACCAGTAACTACTTCCTCGCCAGCCTCAAAGTCCCTTGTTGAATCCTCATCAAGGGCCTTCTCCTCTAGGTCGTCAGAAAGTTCTAGGTCGTCTTCGCCGCCCATTTCTCCCATGTCCTCTGAAGGTTCAGTGTCCATATACTCGTCACCTTTCTCCATTTCTTCATCATTTTCTTCCTTTTGGAGCGAATTGACCTGCTTCATCAGGCTATTCAACTCCTCAAGGGCTTTTTCCAGTTTTCCACTCATTTTGTTTTCCTCCATTTTTAAAATGTCGAATTTCGCTTCCGGGTTTATTCCTTTTTCACAGACAGTAACTTCATGCAACTCAAGTTTTTCTATCTCGTTGTATTCCCCGAACTCCTCAGATTTTCTCTGTTTCTTTGATATCGCCTGTCCACCTATACTAAATGACCGTAGAGTTCCTTTTCTAATACCTCTTGAGATTTCCTTAGCCTTCTCGATGTCATCGCGCATCTTGATTACTACATAGAATCCAACGTCATCTACACCTGTTTTGTGTAAGACACCGTTTGAATCTCGATATTTTTCTACGACCTCCCCGACTTGAACATTTGAATGATTTGACATTACATTTCTGTATTTTTCTTTCGTCATGTATTTCTTGACTGCTTCTTCCAATGCTTGTAATGTGATTAGGTCGTTTTGCTTGTCTACAATTTCTATAGATGCATACCCTCCAATTACTAAATTATCTGATTTTAGAATGCTGAATTCGGCATCAGTTTCTGCTTTCAATAATACTCCTGTTGTTGCTAACACTCAAATCACCTTTTTTTCTTACTATTTAATCTACTCGCTCTTTTCCTTGGGAAATGGCAAATTAGCCCATTTATCCTCAGTGATTTTCCATACACCCTTATCCTCTTTCTTGTCTAGCATCTCTTGCTTCTTCCCTGTCCATGCCAACCATGTCTTCTGCTCGTCTAATGGTACTACACGGAGATGCATTCTAGTCTGGAACTTGTCACCATCCAAACGATACTCATGATAGCCATCCTTCTGAACTCCTAGTTCTAATTCACCTGCATCCAAGAGTTTGCTCTCATTAACGTTATCAGCGACTATAGCAGGGAACTTCCCTGACTTTCCGAATAGATTGAACACATCTTCCGTATCTTCAATGTCTATAGTCCAAACCATCTTCTCTTCGCCAGCAGAAATAACGAAGTCTATGTTTCCGTCTTCTCGTTGATAGAGTTTAAATTCGCCATTTTCAGGAGTTTCATTTTTTTTTAGTTCCTCTATGTCCTTCTCTAGAACATCATCTGTTGCTTGGAACTTGTTAGGATGGATGTATTGTATGTCTCCCTGCTTCTTCATCCAAGACATTAGCCTCTCCGGTTTACCCTCAAACAACTCCTCAAAGGCTTCACCATAATGCTCTGCTACGAAATCGACTATCTTATCGAATGGCTTTGGTTTATCACCATACTCCATGATGTCATTTCGTATCCCCAGTCTCAATTCAGACTTCTTGGTCTTCAGTATCTTGCTGAGTTGTTCCTTCCACTCGTCTATGCTGTAGAGGGCGTTCTTCTGCATCAAGTCATCTCCCTCAAAGCCATATATGGTGAACCCATCCAAGTCGCTCTTCAGGATAATCTCAGCAGTTCCGTGTATGCCATCAGTGATGTAGATACCCTTCTTGACCTTCTTCTTCTTCTTCTTATCGCTAACTACATCCTTTGCGGTTCGTAGTTTGTTAGCATTTTGAACCCCACTCATAATCTTGAATTTATCACCAATTGCCTTACCAGCAACATACTCTATTGCAGACTCAAGGGACTTCTTCGTCTTAGTAGACAATTGCTCCAACGTGTCAACCTTATCGGATTCAGTGACCTCTGGTATCTCAATGACCTTGGCAGAATACAGGCTGAAACCATTCTTTGTCTTCTTAACCTCATCGACCTTGACTCTGACGATATCCCCAACCTTTACACTTTCCTTAGTGTTCAGTGCCTTACCAACAGGAAGGTATGCCTTGTCATCCAATTCAACCGTCTTGTAGTTCCTTGCGGTTTCAGCATTGACTGGCCCTATTCCCATGCTATAGGAATGCAGACCCTTCTTCGTCTTCTTGTCATCCAAGACAACTACATCCAAGTCAACGAACTTCTTCCATTTGACCCACTTGGGATTCTTCTGCTTCCCTATGATGTATGTGGATTCTATGTCCTTGATGACCACACCCTCAGAAGCAGGTAACGACATTATCTCCTTGGAATAGTCCTCTACCTCCTTAATGGAATCTGCAATCCTAGTGTCCTTCTTAGATGGGAAGGCCAAGTTCTCCGTAGAGTGAGAACTGTATTGGTAGAAGAGCATGTTGATT